GGCGAAGCCCTCGGCTACGGCGCTGGTGTGGGTGGCCTCATTCAAGCCCTCACTGATTTGGCTCTCGGTCGCCGTGCCAAGAAAGCCGCTGCCGCTGAAGAAGAAGCACGGAAGGCTGAAGAAGCCGCCGCTGCCGCCGCTCCGGTACTTCCAGAAGGCGAAGGCGCTCAAGGTGAGTTGTTCCCACAAGAACTCGCTGAGGCTGAAGAAGCTGAACTCGGCTTTGTAGGGCCACGTGCTGAAGCGGCACCAGAAGCCGCACCTGCCGAAGAGGAAGCCCCTGTCCAACCAGATATGATCGACATGGCCGAGGAGCAGCAGCTTGAAGAGTTGTTTGCAGAAGACCGCCGCCGTGCCGATGAAGAAGAGACCCGCCAGATCGAAGATATGCTGGCAGCCGACGAAGCTGAAGCCACAGCGGCAGAAGCAGAGCGTCAGCGCATGCAGATGGAATCCGACATTGCCGAATTGACCGGTCGTCGTGAAACTGAGCAAGCGAAAGCCAGCCAACAGCAACGTCTGGACATTTTGCTGCCCATCATTGATAACGTAGAAATCACCAATATCCCACGCAAATTCACCCAAGAGTTGAAGAAGCAGGGGCTGCGTGAGACCGACATTAACGAAGATGAAAAGCGACTGATTAACCGCGCCTACGACATTCGTAAGGCAGAAGAAGTCGACACTACGTTGCCTGCGGCTCCAGATGAGACTCCAGAAGGTTTAGTGCCTGAGAAGGCAACCACTCGTGAACCTGAACAGATGGGTTTCCCCGGTATGGGGCAGAAGCGCCTTCTGGAGCGTGGCATTCTTGCCGAGCGTCAGGCACCGACCCCAGAGGCACCACAAACACTGGATGATACGTGGTTCGATTCGTTCGGTATCAAGAAGCAGGCTCCGATTCGTAAGAGACTGCAGGGTAAGACGTTTGACGATAACCGGGTAGAGATCCGTGGGGAGCTGATGGAATACGCAGCGAACCCAAACATCGCACCAGATGTCAGTCAGCGGATTCGCGATTACGCCAATTCTCCGTTATTTATGGAGCAGGCCGAAATGTTCGGCCCCCGTGGAGGGATTACAAAAGATGCTGCACGTCCACGAACTAGACGCGAACCAACTGGAGTTAGCCCTGAAGGTGGTGTCGGACCTGTTGACGCAGGACGTACCCGTGGTGGTGCCGGACGAGTTGGAGCACCTGAACGAGCTGGACTGGGAGCTGCTGGAGGGGCTGCTGCACAGCCTGCAGGCAGAGAAGGAAGAAAGCCTGCTGCACTAGATGCGTTTACCGAACAAGCAATTAAAAACGCGGAATCTGGTTCACGGGTCAAGTCCCGTGAAGTTGTCGTCGAGATGTCGATTGATGACTATCTAAACCTTGCTGCTCCGGGTACTGAGAAGGCAAAAACTAAAGGGTTAAAAGACGTAGATCAGTTCGATCAAATTCCACACTTGTCTACGGATGGTGAACAGGTCACCGGCCATGAAGGTCGTCATCGTGCCCGTCGGATGAAAGAACTCGGCTACACAACAATGCCGGTACGCATCATCGACAAGAATGTACGTTGGGGTGAAAACCCAAATACTCGTTTTGGCACGCTAAAAGCGGAAGAAGGAGATTTCTCTATTCCGCACCCCGTAAAGAGAGGGGACTATGGAACTTATTGGGATAGGGCCGTACGTGAAGAACCTAAAGCAGAAGTTAAGGAAGCTAAGCCTAAAACCGTTCGAGCTAAGCGCAAAGCTGCTGCGAAACCTGCTCCGCATAGGAAAAAGCGTGCTGCTGCAGTCGCTGCTAAGCCTGCTGGTCGAGTGGCTGAACAACCTGTTGAAAAGCCTACTCGTGCTAAGCCTAAAGTTACCCCTACCGAAAAAGCTGAAAAACCGGCTACTACTAGAACTGCTGAAAAGGTAACACCTAAGAAAGCTGAGCCGAAAGTTAAGAAGGTCAAGGACACGCCGGATCAGGTACTCGAAGAAGTCGTATCGGATGAGGATCGTTTCGCTCAGGGTTGGGTGAAGAGCACCGATGCTAAGGGCAACGTGAAATGGGAACCACCCAAGAAGTCCACCACGACCAAGAAAGCTAAGGCTGCACCGAAAGAGCCGACCAAGGAAGAAGACGGTAACGCTGCGTGGCAAGAACTTGCTACCCCGCCGCTCAAGAAGTTCCATCAGGGCATTGCCCACATGTACGTGATGCACGCCCCGCGTGAGATCAGCACGAAAGAAGATGCGAATAAGGTGCAGGCGCTGCTGAGAGGCAACCCGAAGACTATGAAAGCCGCCGATCGTGCGGTCTACAACTACTTCCTGAAGATGCCTCGGCAGGTAGACAACCTGATAAACATCGCGTTCGACTACGTATATAACACCCCGCAGTTCCGCCGTACCACAGAGACGCTCGAAGAGGCCAAGTTCTTTGAGGGCATGAACGGTAAAAATGCTAAGGTGGCTTACGAATGGGTTAAGGAAAACCTAAGCCCTGAAGCGAATCGCGCACTGGACAAGTTTATACGTGCTTACGAAATTCAGCAGCGCCAGACCCGTGAAGAGGTACTGAACGCCATCCTGCTCGATAACGAAGCAATGTCCATCGACGAGACGGTGCAGGATTATCTGGACGCTACGAATAAGGAACAGACCCTCAAGCTGCGTGCAGGTGAGATTGTCGAGATGGCGATGCCTCCGCACCCAGCCATTGCTGCTCAGTTGGCAAACGGCGATCTACGCAAGGCGCTCGCTGGAATCGGCATTATGAACCCGAACACTGTGTTCGGTAGAGCCGCTACCAAGCTGGTCAACGCAGTCGAGAAGACTAAGGTAGAAGTTGTAGACGATTTGGTCGACGAAGCAGGTGAGCGCGTTGCGGGTCTGTACGATCCAAAAACTGACACTATCCAGCTAGATTCTAGGCTGGGCATCAATACTCACACGATCCTCCACGAAGCGACCCATGCCGCAACTTCCCACGTATTGGCGAAGCCGGGGCATCCTGCTACTAGGCAGTTGAAGCAACTCTACGAAGATGTGAAGGACTCGCTCGACACCGCGTACGGCGCACAGTCCCTTGATGAGTTTGTAGCAGAAGCGTTCTCTAACCCAGAATTCCAAGCCAAGCTGCAGGCCATCAATCCGAAGGGTGAGCCGATTACAGCGTGGACCCGATTTACTCATGCTGTCGGCAACATGTTGCGTCGCCTGATTGGTATGGAGACTCGTGGACTGAAAACTGCATTAGACAAAGCTGATGTGACCATCACCTCGATTCTGTCTCCGGCACCGGATACCCGCAACGCAGGTCAGTTGTACGCCGCCTCGATGCTGGGTAAAGGTAAAGAAGTTCTCAACACTATCGGCCAACGCTACCAGAAGCTCGACCCACTGACGCAGGGTAAGATTGACTCATTCCATGAGTTCTTCGCTCGCAAGATTCCGGGAACCGTGAAGAATGTAGTCCGTATGTCCCTACCGCTGAATGCCTTGGTGGACATCGCTCAGAAGTACATTCCGATGGCCCCTCGCGTCGATGCAGTGGTGCAGGAAAAGATGGGTTCCGAGAACCGTCGTAACCAGAAAATCGAGCCAATCATTCGCCGCGTAGAAGAGTGGTACAAGAAGCATCCTGACAAGTTAGACACACTGAATGAAGTGATCTACGCCAGTACACTGGATCAGGTAGACCCGTCAAAGCCACGCAATTCCTACGCCGATAATGACCAGAAACTAGAAGTCTGGGACAAGCTGCAGAAGGACTGGAAGGCACTAGGCCCAGAAGGTCAGAGTGTCTATAAGCAGATGCGGGATACGTACAAGAAGCTGTACGAAGAAATCGGCACCGTGCTTGAAGCCCGCCTAGCCGAAGGCGTAGAAAACGCTGATGTAGCTAAGAAGGTCAAGAAGGATATTTGGAACCGAATCTTTGATAACGGTGCAATCGAGCCGTACTTCCCACTGACACGTTCTGGTAAATACTGGCTGTCCTACAACGCATTTGATCCCCGTACTAATACTACGGAAATGTTTGTTGAAGCGTTCGAGACCGACCGTGCCCGTGACCGTGCGATTGCAGAGTTGAAGGCAGCAAAAGATGCAAAGGCTACCGACTTCCAGAAGTTTGCGAACCTCTCGCAAGTAAATTACAAGCGGGCACCGTCGACTTCGTTTATGAATACCGTGCTGAAAACACTGGATGTAAACAAGGTCGATCCGAAAGTAAAAGAAGAAGTGATGACCTTCTTCATCAACATGCTGCCTGAAACCTCGTTCGCCCAAGGCTTCCGCCATCGTAAAGGCACCGCAGGTTTCAAACGTGACGCAGTGGGGGCGCTCCGCACTAAGTCTTACAATCTGTCCCGCCAGCTCGCGAATATCGAATATGGTGCGAAACTGGAAAACCTACGCTCTCAGATCGACGAACACGTCAGGGAGCAGGGTAACGAAGAAACCACCGTGGGTTGGGCGGATGAACTGAATAAGCGCATCGACTTTGCCATCAACCCGCATGTACCGATGTGGTCTAAGTTGGCTACGTCCTTCGGCTTTACCATGACGCTGGGCTTTAACGTGTCGTCGGCGATGGTCAACTTGACTCAGATCCCGCTGGTAGTGATGCCATATCTAGGTGGTAAATACGGATACGGTGTGACAACTAAAGCACTCGGCGCAGCGACTCGGGTGTTCACAAACAGTGGATTCGACCGCGAAGTCGAGATGCTGGTGCCGACCGATTCGGGAGATGTGAAGCGAAAAGTCCGTGCCTTCCCGTCGTTGGACAACTATGACTTCGATGCTACGTCCACCCCACCAGAAATTCGCCGCCTGAAAATGCTGTCCGAGGTTGCACTGGAACGTGGGCAGTTGAACCGCTCACTGACCTACGACATCTTGGATGTGGACGACAGTGCTACTTTATTGACTAAAGTGAACGCGGCTTCTGGCTTCGTATTCCACCACGGTGAACGTATGAACCGTCAGGTGGCTATGGTCGCAACATATAACCTCGAACTGGACGCGATGAAGAAAAAGGGTCGCAACATCGACGAGGCCGCCATGCGGGAAGCTGCGGAATACGCTGTTTACGTAACTGAACTGACCAACGGCGGCACTGTAGCTGCTGCGGCACCACGTATCGCTCAGGGACCGCTGGGTAAAGTCTTGTTCATGTTCAAACGCTACGGCGTGTCCATGTACTACATGCTGTTTAAGACTGCTCGCGAAGCGTTGAAAGACGCCGATCCTGAAGTTCGTAAGATAGCGAAGCGCCAAATCGCGGGGATTTACGCTTCATCCGCACTCTTGGCAGGGGTGCAGGGTGTTCCGCTTTACGGTATTGCAGCGATGGCATACAACCTAATCCTCGCAGATGACGATGACGACGATTTTGATACTGCGGCACGTAAGTGGATGGGTGAAGTTCCGTACAGCGGGGCAGTAAACAACCTGCTCGGCGTGGAAGTTGCCTCCCGTGTCGGCCTCAGTGACCTCGTTTTCCGTGATAACAAAGTACGAGATCAGCAAAGCGTAATGTTGTCACTCATGGAGACAATGGGTGGTCCGGTTCTGGGTGTAACCAGCCGCATGGAGCGTGGTTTATCCCTGATTAGTGAAGGTAATATTGACCGTGGTATCGAGCAGATGCTCCCCTCCGCGATCGGGAACGCTCTGAAGTCCGTTCGGTTCGGCACCGAAGGCGCTCGTACATTACGTGGTGACCCGATAACAGGTGAACTTGGTCCGTGGAACACTTTCGCGCAGTTCTTTGGTTTCGCTCCAGCGGAATACACCCGCCAGCTTGAGATCAACAGCAACACGAAGAAGATAGAGCGTAATATCCTACAGAAACGGACTAAGCTCCTGAGAAACTATTACATCGCAATGCGTAATGGCGATAGTAAGGAAGCCGCGGACATCATGCGTGAAATCGCCAGATTTAGTCGTGAGCATCCGGGTGTTGCGATTTCTGCGGATACGGTCAATCGGTCGATTCGTCGCCACTTGCAGACCAGTGCGGGTATGTACCACGGCATCACGATCAACAAGAGCCTACGCCCTGAGTTGATGCAGAACATCAGTGAGTACAACGGCGACTGAGAAAAAAATCCCCGGTGAGGTACCGGGGATAAGTCACCATCGGAGGATGATAAGAGAACGAAACGACAGAAAACTGTCGAGGGCATCCTATCACAGCGTTCTCCAGAAGCGTACTCCCAGTTTTCCATCCTCGACTCGGAATCGGTACTCGATCTCCCACTTCTTATTGGATGCTACTAAACGCATCTGCTCAACAAGTTCTACCACATCAACTGCGGGGACGAAGAGCGAAGCGCCGATTACAAAGGCGTCCCAGTCGACGATGATCCGCACCCCGTCCGGGGATAACTGATCGAACTTTAGCCGTACATCCTTACTGAAAGAGGGATTCGGTTTGCCCGAGCGCCTGTTCAGTTTCATCGTCCATAAATCCAGAGCAGTCAACCACCAGTACATCTGCTGGTGGTAGGTTTACACGCGTACCTCTAGCCAACCGGATCTTCTCCCGCTTTAACTTTGTGCGCCCCTGCTTTAATCCGTCAATGAACCCGTTATAGTTAATCTGCTGTTTAATGCACCACTGTTTCAGCGGTTTCGGCAGAAGGTACAACTTCTTGATGTCGTATTCGTATCGGCCAACTAATGCCAACCGAGGTGTTGCGTCAGGTAGCACGAGATGTTCCAGCCCGGATTCAACTGCTTCCTTCCGACTATCAGCACTACTTAATATACGAAGGAGGTTGTTGTAGTTCTCGGCCATGTAATCCGTCAGGACTTCCTCAACACTACCCCCCATACCAACGACACTCTGCTTGTTCTGTATGATCAAATCCAACGCAAACTTCATCACCCCCTTGGTGTCGTAATTCAGTAGCCCAATGTGCTTGGCGATGATGTTCCCAGCGATTGAGCATGCTGCATGCACTGACCAGAATCGATTTTCTTGGGTCAACTCTGCCTTCTGGTCGATACGCTGCTGTACGCCGAAAACGATATTCCGAACTTCTTCTAAGTTGTTCATCACGAACTGCACGAAAATAATCCCTGCGTGTCCGTAGCACCGCTTCACTTCGTTCAGGAACACGTCAGTCTCGTTCTTTGACGTGAATACTTTGTTCCGATTCGGCATCCGGTATTCCAGAATTCGCTGTGCCTCAGCTTTCGGCGCGGCTTTGTATCCTGAAATCCGTTCAATCATGCTGGTGTTACCTGTGGATACACATAGGAATTTCCACGGCTCTCCGCGTACACGCTCAGTATTCGCTTTACCTGACATACGGTTACGCTGTCTGCCATTGGGGAGTTGGTATGCAAAATCACTCAAATCTTGTGGTTTGGTGTTGGTCATCTCGTCCAGCAGGAACGGCAGGTTCTTATAGACTTCAGCACGATTCATCTTGGAATTGTGGGTGTCCTCCTTCTGGAGCACCAGCTTGTCTGGGTCACCCCAGATTGACGCTGCCGAAAACAACGCGGTGGTCTTGCCATGTCCAGAATCCGTACTGTGTAGGTGCAGCACCACACCGTTGATCGGCATGAGTTCCATCAGTACCGACCCGAATCCTGCACCGATTACGTACTGGTGCGCTTCCAGACCCGGACGGTTGTACATCTCCATCAGTTCTTTCCAATGCTCTAACGTCCCTTTCGGCTCAAATGCAGGCATCAAACCTACCGTTGCTGCGGATGGAGGGTTGCTCTTAATCCCGTCCTTGGTGATCTCCATCTTGCCAAGAATAAAAGATGAGAACGTACCATCCGTCCAGCCAAACTGACGCCGTGCTTCGTCCGCTGCGCATTGAAGTTGTAACTCGTTTACCCATTTGTTTACGTAATTCATAAGCCCTTCCGGTTTTAGTGTCGCGACACCCTGTGTCGCCATTGTTTTACGGAAATCTTCGCGAGACCCCACAGCATGCAACGGCATGGTGAACTCACGCACTCCATCTTTCGGGAGGTGCAATCGCAGTACGATCGACTCGCCGACGTCCGGGTCATTCAAACGGCTTACTACGTATAGGTCATTGTGGTAGACCAGCTTATCGACAAACTGAGTGTTGCCTTGGTCGTCCTCTGTTTCTTCCCGTATGTAGATGCCGCCGTTCTTACCCCGTGTATATGGGGTTGGATATTTTGGGATCACATAGGTTTGCACAGGCGCATTCGGTAAATCCGCTGCTGGTTCCTGCACGACGTAATCCGCCTCAGTGGCTTCCGCCAATTCTTTGCCGAGAACAATCGGGGATTTCACCTTGCCATACGACGGACACCCTGCGCATACGCCGGGATTCATCTCGTCAAACTTGGCGCAGGTATATGGCCCCTTGATCTGGGCAGCTTTACGCTCCGTATCTTCTGGGTCGTACTCTGGATGAAACGCAGAGATTTTGTGAATCGCTTTCTCACGATCACAGCAGTGCGTCGCAATCGACAACGCTGCACGCCATAAAGGTTCCGGTGCATTCTCCTGATCGGTGATCGCCAGCTTGAGTTGGGCACAGCCCTCGTCGTTCAACGTCTTGGTCAGGATAGTCTTGAAGCGGCTCGTGTAATTACCTGCTAACAAATCAGTCAGCGGGTCACGCTCCTTCTTCTGCCATATTGTGGGAACTGGTATCGCTGTGTCTTCGCCAAGTCGGTCGTTGAATTCTTGCAGCGTCATTGGCTTGGCAAGATAGTCTCCGATGATCTCGACGGTTACCGGTGTCCCTCGTTTGTGGTTATGTGTACCCGGCACGCGCAACACACGTGCTGCATCAGCAGGTACAGCAGGATCAGACCCACGGAGTTTGTGTCTCTCCGTAAGTGCTTTTAATTTATACGCAATCGGCTGCCACTCTTCACGTGACACTGGCGTAGTCAAATGCCAATACGCATGCACACCGTAACCGGAGTTGACGGTCGTTGGTTTCGGCAGATTTAGTTCTTTGCAGAAGCGACGTAGGTCGACTAATGCTTCGCTCTGGTTTTCGTACTCTTTGGATGGCCCACAGTCTAGGTCAAGAAAGAATGCTCTGATCTGTTTTACATTGTCCGCTCTACGATTCTCATCCGTCTTGAATCGTGATAATGCGAAAAACGCGTTCCGTCCTTCTTGGTCAAACTTATGCGCCGCTTGTATTGCGTCTTCTAAGGTCTCAAAGAATTTTTGCTTTACGTAGCCCTCGCCACTGATTCCTGTAATGCAAATGTATCCTTCATCCCCTAGTGTCAGCCGCAGAAATTCGTTCGTTGTAATTGTCATAGCTGCACTTCTAGTATTGGGAAACTACAGGGAAAAAGGGGGCTGGGCCATTTCTGAACCCAGCCCCAACGACGCAATTAGTCGTCCCAGTCTTCCAATACAGAAGATAGTTCAGCCTTTTCCGCTACTGGAGCCGCAGATTTCTTAACAACCTTCTTCGGTTCTTCGATCTCTTCAGCTTCTTCCAACACTACTGTCTTCTTAACAGGTGCTTCAGTCGGAGCATCTGCAAACAAAGCTGGCTTAGCCGATTCCTTGTTTTCTTCAGTAGCTTGGTAAACGGAAAGAGTAACAAGACGTTGAGCCTCTTCGCTACCCCTTACTTGCATGATAGCCTGTAATTCAGCTTCCTCTAATGCACGCACAGGCTTAAACACCAGACGTGGAGTTGCGCTGTTTGAATCAAAGCTAATAGCAGTAATGACTGCTGCTGCCGGAGTGTTATGAGCCTTGAGATGGCGTGCGTAACCTTGCAGTCCCATACCATTCTTGTCATCTTTGAACACACTCTGTCCCGGCAAGTCCATCCCATACAGTTCGCCCTTAGCGATGCGACCCTCTGGAATTACTGCAATCTTCTGGCGACGCTTACATGCAGCGGAATCCCCACCACCAGAACCCTTGATGTTCTGCGGGCAGTCCATGCAACGATCCGCTTGGCGTTGATTTGCTGGTACATCGTCAGCAGGAGTTTGGGTATCGGAAGACCAACACGTCGGAGATACCTGCTTGTCGGCTGAATAAGATTCAGCGTAGTACATACGGTAAATCGGCGCGGCTTGCGCGATCACTACGTTGATGGTTGACCCGTCGAACGCATCCCCTTCTTTACCGTTGATTACCGGACGGAACCGATTTCCACGGATGCTAATGCGGCGAGTAACTCCACCACCACCGGATACGCTTTCAGTAAGGTCGCCCTTGCTAAGTTCTGCCAGCATTGCACTATTCTGGCCTTCAAACAATGTCATTTCGCTCATTCTAATACTCCTTAGATGTCTTCATCTGTATCAAAGTCAAATTCCATCTGCTCCATTTCTGGGGCGGTTTCGATGGTGTCGGTTTGTTCTACGTCGTTTTCCTTACCCGCAGTCGATGCAGTCAATGCAGCGATCACGGCAGGGACGTTGAACCGGTACGTGTTCCCAATCTTGAGGTACGTGTTCTTGGGGATGTACCCCTTGCGTAGCCACGCTCTCACGGTTGAGATCGATACCGTCAACTTCTTTGCCAATTCTTCAATCGGCACGAGAGTGTCGGTCATCACTTTCTCCTTACGGTTATTGCATACTCGGAATCCACATTTAGCCCCGGTGGAAGTAGGTCGGGGTTTTCCTCCAGAAACTGCTTCATGTTGGTCTGGTTGATGCGTTTGGCGTACAGATCGGGGACTTCATGCTCGATAACAAATTTATTGAAAGAGTCCCAATCGTTCGTCCAGTAGTTGCTCTTGACCGTACGGAAAAACAGTCCTTCGGACGTACGAACGCTCTCAACGTCATGCTCTTTGCAGTAGTTGAGAAGTTCATCCTTGACGAGTGCCATCTGATCTTTCAGCGCGGCACGCTTTTCTTTGAATTCGGCGTACAACTCAGCGTCTTTCGCCGCCATCTTTAAATAGACACGGACAAGTTTGTCCAAGCCTGTCTTGGCTTCATCAGTCATTTCGTTCTCCTTTTAGTTATCGGAGTTTGTATTATAGTGGCACTTAGTGCCTTACGCAAGTAGTTCAGCGTAAAGATCGACAATCTTTGTGTGAACGTCCTTTTTATTATCTAACATGTTGTAAATGTGTTTTTCAACGCCAGATCCTTGTAGCTGTACTACTGTCGACGGGTGGCGTTGTCCCGAACGATGAACACGCGCATTGGCCTGCTCATACGTCTCCAATGATGAGGTCGGTCCCCACCACACCACGGTGTTTGCAGCGGTCAGAGTCACGCCATGTGCTGCTGACTGAGGCTGAATTACAAGCACTCGCGGGTCGTGCTGCTCCTGAAACCGCTTGAAGATGTCAGTGCGGTCAGTTGCTTTCACATCACCCCGAATGATCTCCGTGGTAATTCCTTCTGAGCGCAGCTTGCCTACGAGGATGTCGATCACGTGCTTGAACGGCACGAAGACCAAAACCTTCTGGCTGCTCTCGTCAATAACTTCTCTCAATACGGCATAACGATGTTTGATGTCGAACTCCAGCGTCTCGCCGGAATCGGAGTACACCGCACCGCAGGAAATTTGCAGTAGCTTGTTCATGTTCACCGCCGCATTTGCCGCAGTGATCTCCTCTCCCGATGCCTGCATCAGCATTTGGCTCTTGAGGATGTTGTAGTACTTCTCCTGCTGCTTGGTCATCGAGGCCGTACGCTTCACGTAGGTCATTTCCGGCAGGTCGAGGCACTCGTCCTTGGTGTAGCGAATCGCTGGCTGGAGCGCCCTGAACACGACGTCCGTTGCTCCCGGCTTGGGGCGCCATTTGAACTGGGTCACCTTGTACATAACCATGTCGCGGAACGACGAAAAGAACTTCGGTACTGCTCGTGGGTTGACAAGTTTTGCCAAGCCGTAGGCGTCCAGTGGGGATTGTGCAGCGGGAGGACCCGTCAGCATCCACAGCCATGTTTCAGGCAGCACCAACGAGGCTAGGGTCTTCCAGCGTTTCGTCTGGGCGTTCTTGTAGGCGTTGGCCTCATCTACCACGATCAGGTCAAAATTACCCCGTGCGATCTCGTCGGCCACAATCTCTACACCGTCATAGTTGATGATGACGAACTCGGCTAACCCACGTATGATGGCTCGCCGCTTGTCCTTGGCTCCGTGGGCTACCTCTACCGTGCGGTGCATGGCAAACTTAAACAGGTCAGCACGCCACGCCGAATCCATAATCGAGAGCGGGCAGATCACCAGCACCCTGCGAATACGCTTGGCTTTCATCAGGTAGTCAGCGGCCCAGATCACCGAACCCGTCTTGCCAGTACCCTGCTCGTTGAGGCACAGTGCCTTTCGGTTCATGGTGAGGAATGCAGCGGTGGTCTTCTGGTGGTCGAAGGGTTTGTACTGCCCCGGCCAGTCGTACTGCCCCAGAATCGGGGACGGTACGTTCTTAATCTTTAGGTTGCGGAGGACTTGCGCTTCGTCTAGCCCCCAATTAACAAGTACTTGGTTATTGTCTAGTTCTTTGCTCTTTGGTATCACCGTGGTCACCTTGTTAGGGTTCCGCAGCGTCAACAAGAGCGCCTTGTTCTCTACGATTTCCATTCGTTCTCCAATGAGTTATAGACCGAAAGCGGTCTTCGCAATCGGTCACTTATATCGGCACCCCTTTTGTGGAGTGCCGTTTGAATCTAGCGGACGCGCATGGTGCGCGTCAAGTACTTATTTCTTTTTCTTTTTGGGGCTGCTCATGGCACCCCCAGCGGCACGGTTTTTCTTCTGGCTCTGGACGGTGTATCCGTCCTTGTTGCTTCCGCCACGTGCTAATGGCTTCTTGTGGGCGATGTCTTTACCCTCACGCTTGTCAGCTTTTCCGTTGCCGTTAGCGTCTTTACCAGTCTTGTCTACCGCTCGGCGGGCACGCTGCCGCTCCATGCGGTTTTCATGCTCGCCTCTGGATTTCTGCTGCTCGTACTCTTTTTTGTACGGGCGTGGTTTGTTCTTATAGGGCATATCCGCTTCTCCCGTTGTGGGGACACTCCAGCACAACACAGTGGGCCTTACACAACCCCGATGTGCGGGGATTCCAGACGTCGTTTTCGTACGCAGTCTTCATGCGATTGTAATCGGTCAGCCACTTCTCCCATAGTCTCGGCTCGTCCTCTTTACTGTATTCGGCCTTGACAAAATCCTGACTCACCACGAACACCAGTGCGGCCTTGACGTGGGTCACCTGCGGGAAGTGCTTGAATGTGGCAAGTGCCATCAACTCCAACTGCCCCCGGTCAGCGTACTTGGCCGACTTCCCCGTCTTGTAGTCCAGCACCTTGGCCTTGTCTCCGTTCAGGATCATCAGGTCAGCAATCCCTCGCCACCAAACATCTTTGTCCTTGAACCCGCACGGTTCCAGATTCTCGGTCAGCCCCATCTCGTACTCACACAGCTTCTCCCCCTCCATCGCATTAAGTTTCTCTAATGCGGATTGGGCGAACTTGAACTGTGGTGGGATCGGCGTGCCATCCCGCACGTACTCCTCGGCGGCTTTGTGGAACGCTGTCCCGTACAGCATCGCCTCGGTTTCTTTCTCCTTGTAATCCCGTGCCACCTTGAGGTGGTAGAACTTCTTCGGGCACTGCTCGAACGTCTTGATACTTGAGAAAGACCACGCAGGGATTTTCATTCACAATCTCCGTAGCTATTACCGACACCGGATTCACAGTTTACAGGTAATCCGTATGCCCAGTCAGGAACCCAACGCATGCACTCTTCGATGTAGGCACGGGCTTCGTCGACATCGGCCTCGCGTACACAACACGTGATGGCATCATGCACGGTCAGTACAACCCGATACTTCTTCGCGATCTTGAGCATCTGCTCACCGATAATGCACCGTGCGACTGCTTGGCACACATTTTCAATCACCTTCCCGCCGTAGATCCGTGTCCGTCCTCTACGAGTTTTGTAGCTGTACTCATACCCACGCTCACCTGCTTCGGCGCTGAGGTCGTCATAGCGCATCAAGAGACCGGAGGGTAGGCGGATTGCTGATTCACTCGGCACAACTTCAAGAACCCCGGCTCGACCGAAGTATGTAGCGTCACCCCGTGCTAAGTTTTCAAGCATGAACTGCGCCTGCTTCCATAGCCCAGTGATCTCATTGTTTGTTCTACGGTAGATGTCAATAACACGGCGGGCCTCGTCTAAATCCATATCAAACCCAAACGTCTTTAACTGTGCTTGGAACTTGATCGCCCCCATACCGTATCCACAGTTATGTGCTATCACCGGACCGGATTCGGTTAAGATCGTGAAGCGATTCCTCGGCCCTGCGTAAGCGATGTCGTAAGTCTGCAATAGTCTTTTCGAGGGTTTCGACCCTTCGCTTGTTCCGCATGTTTTCACTTCTGGTTGCGAACCGTATGTTGCCGGGTTCATACCCTTTATCATTGTCGATCCGATCCATTTCAAGTTTTGGATTGTCCCACCCATCCAATGTTTGCACAAATTTGAGAAACTTGGTCCTGTCGATTCGCCATTCTTCGTAGACATAGATACCCCTACCCCCGTAATCTGAGTATCTATTGGCGCTTGTGTTATGGCAGCGTGAGATAGCTGATGATAGCCTGTTAAGTAGCCTAGTCCTGTGTTTATCGTCTGGCATAGCTTTTGCGTACTTCCAATAACGCTTTTGCCTGCCTGCCTCACGTGCGCATACTGGGCAACGGGTGGTTTTGAAGTTTTTGAAGTTGTGTTGGTCGACGGTGTACTCGGCAGTGCTGCAATCGCACGAGACAATGAGAGCTTTAACTCCACCCCGTGCGCCGCGTACATAGCCTGATACGGTAATTTTTCCTGACCGGTGTCCAATGCTTGGGATAGGGTGCACGCGTCTTGCACCACTGATCCTGTCTCCTTCCATTCGTTCCCGCACAATATCTTGTGGTCTGGTGTTAGCCAACTCCCGCAAAGACTCAATGTTTCTTTGGTGCCTTTCGGCACTAATCCTTGATGGCATACAAACTCCTCTCCATCCCACACGCGATCTGAAAGTGTGATCTGTTCTATAGGCTTCCACCCAGAGTCACACAGTACCATTGTGCCAGCACCTATACAACCAAGGATAGTCGTCTTACCAACAAAGCGTTGATCCTTGGTAACCTCGTCAACAGGCACACCATAGATGTTAGACGCCATCTTCTTGTACACATCTTTACCTTGGGTGAACGCTTCGACCAGATCGTCCTGCCCTGCCAGCCATGCAAGTACACGGGCTTCGATCTGCGCAGAGTCCGCGTCGATTACTTTGAATCCTTTGGGTGCGATGATCGACTGCTTGAGTTTCTTTGCGTTCGGCCCACGGCTCGGCAAATTCTGCATGTTGATCTTGTCGTCACCACCCCAACGGCCAGTGTGTGCTGCGTAATAACGTACAGGTACAGGCAGCGGCCCACGCTTCGCGATGTCGATAAACCGTTGCGTGCGTGTTTCTTCCAGTGTGGACTTCGTACCGAGACGCGCTGCTACTAATGACTGCACGCGGTCATCTTCGTGGTCAGCCAGTGCCTTGAAGTCCTCATCACTCTTGGCAAGTGCCAGAGTTTCTTTACCGGTGGTAGGGCTGATCTTCATCGGTGGCTCAACACCCAACTCTTTCAGTAACTCAGCAAATTTCGGGTTGGACATCAGATCGTCTTTAGATACCCCCGCATCTTCCAGCAGCATATCTTTACGATCTTTAACTGCCTGCAAGTGTGCTTCCAGCAGCGGCAGATCCAACTCCATGATGGGGTCAATGAACATGCGCAGGGTCACATCAATCAGCTTCATCTCCTGCTTCGGGAAGTTCTTGACCATCGTCTTAAACAACTTATACGTCAACTCCACATCGTTGACGCAGTAGTCACCATACCTGCTCAGTTCTTCTTCGCTGAAATCGGCACGGCGTTTACCCAGTGCGTTGAGTACCTCAGTACCCTTCTGTCCAAGACCATACCGTTCGGTCAGTGCCTTGAGAGATCCGCCAACTTCGACACCATGAATAGCACGGCCCATACAGAGAGTATCAGCCCAAACGCGAGGGTGAACATCAAACAGCCAGCTAAGTATGGCCCCGTCGAACATGGTGTTGTGCGCCAATGCCATTGAATCGGCCCAGTCGAAGGTATGCAGCCACTTCTTGATCTGTTCATGCGTACCACTGGCCCACTCCGTCGCTCCGTTGTTTACCTTTATCGCAACGCCGATAACTTCAAAATCATCAGAGCGTATGTATTCCTCTGTGGTCATCTTCGACAACGAAAACTCTTTCGAGTAAAACGTCTCGAAGTCTATTGTTATTAAGTTCATTCTTCACATCCTTCAGTTGGGCATCGGTTATACGCAGTGTCAGGACTCATGCGGAATCCGCACGTGTCATCCTTCAAATGCTTCCAGTAAAACGGCTCGTCGATTGTGTCGTCTGTATCCATCCAGTGCTTACATTCCATGTTCACGCAGATGTTCGACGCACTGCAATATGTAGGGGTCATACGTTCTCCAATACATCTTTCAAATGGTCTAAGTTGTGTGCGTCTATCACCAACGCTACACCCCCAGCTTCATCAATAAGCCGTAAGTTCTTTTTCTGTAACTCTGTCGGCCCACGTTTGCTCAAATCGGCTTTGACTTCTATGCCAACAAACCGCCCATTCAAACAAGCCACGATGTCAGGCACACCGCTACTCCCATACCCGCCAGTGACGGGGTAGAAGTAGTACGCCTTATGCTGTTTTAGGATCTCCACTACTTTCTTCTTGACTTTGCTCTCCGGTGTCGCTGCCATTGGTAGCCTCCATCATTTTTTGTATGTACTTCGCTTCTACGATACGTGCGAGTGATACTGCCGTGACAGTCAGCACCATGTTGTAGTCTTTCTTATCGACAGTCTCTTCTTCCTCTACCTTCGTTATAACTTGTTCAAGTAACTTAAACATTTCGTCATCTGAAATCTTATCCATTTTTCTTCCTCGCTTTGTGGTATGCAGCTTGTAACTGCCTTGAAATCTCGTCGCGTTGTGCGGCTTTCTCTTGGTATGCTTTAGAAGTGTGGTTGTAGGTAATCTTCCCGTGCTTGTCGATGGTCTTACTGATAAACAAACATTGTGTAGCGATGCGCTTCAGCTTCTCACGTAGCTGATTTACGTACGCGTCCTGAAATGGATCGGACATTTATTTATCTCCTGCGATGTATAGGTAACACGTACCGCTTTTAAACTTTGGTGGGAAAATAACTGGAAAGGTTTTTGATGGGTGAGCCTTTTGGTATTCACGATCCTTTGCTAACTGTAAATATCTGGCACAGGTTTGGCACAGTGGTAATGCGTCGCCACCTGCTTCATTGTCAATCGTAGGTGCAGCGCACCGATCATCTTTCTTGCTGAGTTTTCTCACAGCGGGGTTCCTTTACTGAAAACTTCGTACAGGGCGTAGGCAACTAGCCCCCACATCGCTACTGGTAAAAATGTCAGCAGCACCATCTCCCAATCATTTCTCACACTCGTGCTCCATTTCGCGAGTTTCGTATTCGACATAGCCGCATTCAGCAACGATGTCGTCCCAATCTTCATTCGGCATATCCTTACGCGATCTTGCGTACGCCAGAATCTTTTTTGCTATACAGCGTGCTTTCTTTAGTGTTTCTATTGGTGGGTGTAGCATTTGAGAATCCCCTTGGTTTTTCTTTTGTACTAATTTCGTTACGTAAAAATGAGATCGTGTATTGCACGAACTCCATCTCATCTAGCCATACTCTTCTGTGTGTATGTTTATACCTATCCACACAGTACGCCATGCGCATCTTGGCTTTACTCAGTGCGTCTCTTAAATCATTCATAGGAATAGCCCGTTTTTCCCACAGGTGGGCTAAGCCTGCTCGACTGTTGGGGAACTTATAAATACCAAACGATTACAGCGAGTGTAGCCAAAGCTACGATGCCCATGAAAACGCTAAAGCCATCAATCTTGCGGGCAGTTTCTTCGTCAATAATTGGCTGTTCGACATACGAAAAGCCCCCCGCTTCTACCCCAGACACCGTAACACTCTCGGAACTGGTATCAGCTTTCTCAGCAGCCAGCGGGTTGACAACCTTCGGCAACTCGCTCTTGACTTCCTTCTTCTTGGGGATCGCCCCCAAGCCTTCTTTCTTACGCATCTGGTAGCTGGTGGTGTACACCATCTGCGGCTTAACACCTAGCTTCTTAACAATCGTCTTGGTGTCTGCACCTGCCGCTAACATCTTGCGAATCTTCGCGCTCTTACTTTCTGGTTTCTTAGCCATTTCGTTACTCCGTTATAGTTTGTGTTATTACTGTAATAACACGATAAAAGGTCGGGGGGTAACACCCCCGACAACCCACTCACACCACGGGTCGGAAGACCCAAAATGTATCTACATCAACACGCATACCCACACCATCTACCTCATCACGAGGCGGGGGAATCTTGGTCATCATCAATAAGGCCAGACGTTCTTGCACCCAGTCGGGTAGGTCGTCCACTGAAGAATACTCACCCTCTATATCATGGTCAAGAACATTCATACCCAGACACATAACTTCTACACTATTAGTATGTGGTGATATGTATATGCGATAGATGTCATCATCTTTTACGTCGCTCATACATGTAACCAGTAAGTTGTTTCGTTGTGCTTGTACCCGATCTCTTCTACATAATCTCCCGAAGCTACCATTGATAGCACTGCGATCTTGTTAGCTACTTCAAGTGGTACGTCCTCCGATGCTAATGATTCAATATTTGAACTGCCGTCGTCTTTGTACACTTGGATATATCCGTCCTTGTACCTCGTACTTAGGATGTTCACTATCTGCCTACCGAACCGCTGGATCACGTTGACATGCTGCACAGGGAACACGAACTGATGCTGTGCGGCTTCATCACGTGCAGTAATCCATGCGAGTACCTGATCACGTAGTGTCGGGGTAGCGAACTCATGGTTAGATTTAATCAGGTGTTCTAACTCAGAAAGTACCGGCAAATTGTCTGCTGTATACGGACTACCCAGTAACTTAGCACGTGCGTATTTTTCCGCGTCCTCGTATTTGTCGAGGTACTTACGCATGTGTTGTGCTGCATCTGAATTACTCAGTGCTGCTACCTCAGCAGGATTCCAGCGGCGTAGATACTTCTTTGCTTCGCGCACCATACGCTTCATGTCCTTACTGTTCAGCATGGTGTACTGGTCGGAGTAACTATTGAATCGTTCATTTTGTATCAGCCGACTCTCCACCATGTACTTGACCGCCCCCGTACCCTGCCACTGTGTGAAGTCGCCGAACCCGATGTTGCCGATGATGTAATCATCCTCTTCGTAGTACACAGCGATCTTGTTGTAAACCCCACGAGGTGCGTCAAACGACGGACCGAACTTCACGCCGCGCATCTGGCGCTTTAACTCTTGGGCGAAGTCCAGCAGCGTCTCAGAACTCAACGATGTGTCGTCTATGTTGTATGGGGATAACTCATAATACTCTTGGCAGTGCTCCTTCATACTCAGCACTGCTTCTACGGTGTAATCTTTTTTCATGCTCATCTCGTTCTCCTGTTATTACTGTAATAACTTAATCTTTAATGTAAACGTACTTACCCACGGTCGGCTTGAACCGTGGCGGCCCAGCGATACACCACAACAGCGGGCTGGCCCAGCCTTTGCCCCAGTCCATGACGTAACCATCAGTCAGCACCACAACAGCTTGTGGTTTGATCTGCTTCTCAGCCATGTAGTCGATGACACACTGCGGGTCAGTACCCCCACCACCTAGCGGACGTGTTGATTTGGTAATGTTCGCAACCTCAGACTGGTCGTATACCTCATCACCTGCAACACGCGAACCCCAGTACAAGATACGCACTCGATTCGGCTTGGCAGTCTCGGCAACACCACGCACCTCTGTCAGAAATTGTGTCAACTCTCGTGTGCCAATTGATCCAGACGTGTCGATGGCAATTACTAAGTCGTCAACGGTCTCACTGATACCGGATGGTAAGTACACACCCGACGATACAAAGCGCCGATTGGGTCGCGCCCATGTCGAATAGTCATTGCCGCTGCATGTGCTAGATACAAAGTCGCGCAACACCTCACGCCAATTAACTTGCGGCTGCAACAAGGCATCAACATCACGGGTACTTGCACCTTTGATCTTACCTGCTGCTAACGCACCTTGGCGGATGGCCTCGTCGATCTCACGCTCCAGTGTCTGTGACTCCTCGGCGGTCATCTCCTTGGCATCTTCCCAGCCATGCTCGTCCATGCCACCGTCACCGTCGCCACCACCGTCACTGTCCTCACTCTCGTCACCCTCGTCACGCAGTATCTTGAACACCTGCGCTGCGGTCATGTCACGGAACCGCTCGTCGAGTAGTCCCCCCTCGGGCATAGTGGCAAAGCCATCGGCACAGTCGTCGGCGATCTTCTGGTTGATAACGTAATCACACGCCATGTTGGCTAACTTACTGTCCTCATCCCACAGGTTGCGCCATGTGGTCAGATGTTTGTATAGCTTGTGGTACGTCTCGTGCAGCACAAGAAAGCGCAGTTCAGCATCTGTCAATTTCTCGACAAAGGTACGCCCAAACTTGTCATCACGTCCGTTGGTGTACGCGGTCTGTACTTCGTCGTCGATCGTCTTGTCACCGATCATCATCACGCCAGCCAGTGCGGTGTAGCGTGGCTCACCCATGATCTTGACGATGGCCTTACTCAGCCGCTGCTCAGCGGTCAGTTGTTTACCTAGCATTAACATGTCGTTCTCCTGTTATTACAGTAATAACTCAAACCTTGTCCGCCGCGAACATGTAGTTGTTGGCGACAGCCCACTCGGTGAACTTGCGGTTCTGCATCACAAGCGCACGCTTGCTGTACTTCCCGTCCTTCACGCCGTTGGCGAACATACCTTGTGCTTCTGCATCGAGACGTGGCAAGTAGTCCATCCACGCATCCACCCACGTGTTATCAAGTGCACCCATCGTGCGGTACACCACCATGCACACAGCAGCAGGGGATGTGGGAACTTTGGCATTGCGCGGGTCGGTCTTGATTGACTCCAGTGTTGGTAGCTGGTCAAGCATGCGCACGTATGCCATCAAGTCCATCGCACCACGGTCGCCGATTGTCCCCATCAACGCAGCAGTCAGCGTCACGTCATCCATGTGTTCACGCATCCACAACAGATCAGACGCGGCGTGCATTGATCTCGGCGTAGTGAATGCCGCACGTTGTGCTTGCGGGTGGTTGATGTACGGATTCTCGTCGGGGTCCTG